CAATGATTGCAGCATTTGATCACAATTGGATTGCAACTAAGGCACATTTTGATTTAATTAATAAAACATATGATATCTTTTTCAACCCGACATTTAATAAAACGGGCTGGCCTATGGAATATACAAGAAGCATGATTGCGCCAACTCCATGGCATAAAAAACAAAATATCATTGTGTTTCCACATCGAATTGCACCAGAGAAACGTTTAGATTTATTTCAAGAATTGGCAGCAAGACCAGAATTGTCACATTATCAATTTTGCGTAGCAATGGAAATGAATTTAAATAAAACAGAATATCATGATTTGCTTCAAAGATCTAAATTTGCAGTTTCGTTTGCAGATCAAGAAACATTAGGCATTTCTATGTATGAATCAGCCTGTGCCGGCGCATGTCCAATTGTTCCAAATCGATTATCATATACGGAAATGTACGAACCAGAATTTAAAAAAGCAGATAGCATAGATGAAGCAGTTGCTGCAATATTGAAATATGAGCAACGAGATATGACAGACACAATTGCACGAATGGCATTAAAATTACATAATAACTTTTTTTCAGCAACACACTTAATTAATAATTTAAAGGAATATAATGAGCGATAACAAAAGATTCATATACTTTCCATCTTTATCTGCAGGTTCAATGGTATCTGCATTTAAGAAAGATATGAAGTTTACAAGTGGTGATCCTGTAAAGTTTTTTGACTCTCGTTATCCAGAAAAATGGCGTCATCCATATTTCTTGATTACAGCAGGTCATCATTACAAAAAGATGGATTTTCGCGATCAACTAGGATTAGAAAAAGATGTTTTAGTATTTGGTGACTCAGGAGGTTATCAAATTGCAACTGGAGCATTACCATATAGCAATGAATTACGTGAAAAGATTTTTCATTGGTTAGAAGCAAATAGTGATGTTGCTGCAAACTTAGATATTCCACCTAAAACAAAGTATCGAAATAAATTTGCAGAATGTGCTGATATTAGTTATGATAACTTTGCTTATTTTGAAAAGCATCAAAGTGGTAAGACTAAATTTCTTAACATGTTGCAAGGATCTAACACAGATGAGTATACTTGGTGGTATCATAAATTTAAGCATTTTGATTTTCAAGGATGGGCAATTGGAGGTCCGCAGAAATTAGTTGATTTCATGTTTGCGGTATCTTTGATGCTTAAAGAGCGTGAATTTGAAAATGAACGATTAGAATATGTTCACTTACTTGGTATTAGTAAAATATCTGATTTTTTCATTTTAGCAACATTGCAAAAATTGATGAATAAATTGACTAACAACAGAATCTATATCACAACAGATTCTAGTTCACCGGGTCAATATCCAGTATTTGGAACATATCTTCATTCTACAAATTACAAGTCACAAACCTTTTCAGAATTGTATTTCCCAAAGAATGCAGAATATCGTCGACAAGCACATATTCGTCAAGGTAAAACGGGCGAGGTTGCAATTGATTTATCACAACACAAGAAGCTATGCCAAGAATGGTTGTACATAATACGCATTTATATGTACAAGCTGCAAATGAAATCAATCAATTGGTTGATAGCCATGTTGAATTATTAGAAACAATGATTCCGAAAGATTTATATGATGTAATTCTTTCTTTGCATGAAATGTTTGCAGACCCAGACAATGCACCACAAGTATACGAAAAATATATCAAAACATATAAAAAATTCGGTGGAAGTAGTATATCCACAACGGATGCAGAACAATTTAATAAATTCTTTACTTTTTAATTGGAATAAAAAATGGAAAAAAGCAAGTTACAATCGTTTATCAATCGTTATTATTTAGCAGGAAACTGCGAAGCGGTTACGTTGAAAGAACAAGATGGTGCAATTGGTTGTGAACTAATTGATATGGATCAAACCATCGTAGGAAAAATTAAATGGAATACCGCACCATTTATGAAAGGTATGTTGGGTATCAATCATACCGGAGCATTAATTAAGATGCTAGGAGCTGTAAATGAAAATATCACAATTGATGTTAAAGAAGCAGCAGGTAAGAATTATGCAATGAAAATTTCAGAAGGTTCAACTCAAGCAACTTTCATGTTGGCAGACACGACAGTTATTCCGGCGGTGCCTTCAATCAATGCAGAACCTGATTATGAAGTTACAATTCCGGTAAATGAAGAATTTATTAGCAAATTCATCAAAGCAAAAAATGCATTACCAGATGCAAAGAATTTTGCAGTGCAAGTTGTAGGCGGAAATATTAAATTTATTATTAATTATTCAACCGTAAATGCAGATAATATTTCGTTCGAAGTTTAGTAATGCTACAAAACTAAGATGGTAGTAAAAATAGTAAATAATTCAGACAATGCACTCCCACAATATGAAACTAATGGGAGTGCTGGTCTAGATATTAAAAGTGCAGAAAATGGACTTTTAAAACCAGGTCAGTTTAAATTGATAACAACTGGTTTGCGAGTTGAAATTCCATACGGTTATGAAATACAAGTAAGACCTCGAAGTGGGTTAGCTAAGAATTATGGTATTACTGTATTAAATAGCCCAGGCACCATTGATGCAGATTATCGAGGCGAAATTGGCGTTATTTTAATCAATCATGGCCAATATGACTTCGAAATTAAATCAGGTGATAGAATTGCACAATTAGTAATAGCACCGGTGGGACGAATCCAATGGCAAGCAGTAGGGTCATTAGATTCTAGCACAAAACGAGGAGAAAAAGGTTTCGGATCAACAGGTAAATAAATAAATTATGTTTGGACAACAAGAAAATACACTTTGGGTTGAGTCCTTCCGCCCAGATACATTGGAAGGGTATATTGGCAATGAACACATCATTGAAAAAGTTAAAATTTTTATCGAAAATGGTGATGTGCCGCACTTATTATTTTATGGGTCGGCAGGAACTGGTAAGACTACATTGGCCAAGATTATTGCAAATAGCGTCGATGCCGATTTAATGTATATCAATGCATCAGATGAAAACTCAGTAGACGCAGTTCGTGATAAAATTAAGCGTTATGCATCAACAGTAGGATTTCGTAGATGGAAAATCATTATTTTAGATGAGGCAGATTATCTTACACCCAATGCTCAAGCAGCATTACGTAATTTAATGGAAACATATAGTAAAACAACACGTTTTATTTTAACATGTAACTATGTTGAAAAGATCATTGATCCAATTCAATCTCGTTGTCAGACATTTGCAATTACACCTCCAGGTAAACCAGATGTAGCAAAACGATTAGTTGCTGTTTTAAATGAAAAAGGTGTTGAATATGATGTTAAAGATGTTGCTGCAATTATCAATGCATCATATCCAGACATACGTAGAGCACTTAATGCAGCACAAGCATCAGTTGTTAACGGAAAATTGCAATTAGATAAAGCAAGTGCTATTCAAGCAAATTATATGACTGAAATTTTGGAAGTATTAAAAAATGCTAAAGACAAAAAAGCATCTTTCAATAAGATCCGTCAAATTATTGCAGATAGTAAAGTAAAAGATTTCACACCATTATATACATTTCTTTATGACAGTTTGGATGAGTTTGCAACAGGTCATGTTGCACCATGCATTTTAATTATTGCAGAATCGCAATTCAAAGATGCATCGGTTGTAGATAAAGAAATTAATATTATGGCAATGTTTGTTAATTTATTAGGAGAACTATGAGTAAAATGAATGTTAATATTGGACCTAATGATATGCAACCAATTCAATGCAAAGAATGTAATGGTATGTATTTTCGTCAAGTAATGGCAATCAATAAAGTGTCAAAATTCTTAACTGGAGCTGATAAAGACACAATGGTACCGATTCCAGTATTTCGTTGTGATGATTGCGGCTGTATTCCAGAAGAATTTCAACCAATCAAAGTAAAAAAATAATGTCAATATCATATCATAAAGATTTAGTTACCATTGTGTTTAAAACTTCTAATAGAAGCAATGCAAACACAAAAATGAAATCATATCGAAATAAATCTATAGATGATATTTTAGATGCAAAGAAACTAGTAGGAATACCAGATAAGGCAGTTATACTAGAAATAGGAATGGGTGAACATTTAGAACAACAATATCGTAAAAAATACAATTTATAATGGCAGAAGAAAAACGTAAAGCAGCTACAATGTTTGATTTTATTGATGGGTGACTTATAAAAAGAAAGAATGGTCAAAATGGTCCGATGTAGATCAAAAAGCATTCAGCCCTTATATGATGAATCGATTCTTATCAATGCGAATGGAATTAACAGAATTAATTAACGAATTTCAAACATATACAATTGGATTACTTCGTCCACAAGAGACATATAAATTGTATCATGAATTACTGCCAAATAACAAAGCATTTGCAAAATATATAAAAGGTAAATCAGAAGATAAGTTTGATAAAGAATTAGTTGCTCAAATAGCTGAACATTATCAAGTAAGCAAATCAGAAGCATCTGATTATGTTGAATTAATGGATAAAACAAGTTGTGAGCGCATTTTAACAATGTACGGATATAGCGAAGGCGATAAAAAGAAAATGTTGAAAGGAATCAAATGAGCGTAAATACGCAATCACATTACAAAGGCAAAGATAGCCTTTATAAATTTGCAGAAGAGTGGGGTTTGAATACCTATGAATTTGACATCATTAAACGCATTGTAAGATGCCGACATAAAGGCTCCTTTGAACAAGATTTAACCAAGACAAAGGATCTTATTGACATTTATTTGAAAGAACAATTGGATTCTAATAAATAATTTTATATAATATAGAAAAATGGCAAATCACGTTTATAGTTATTTTGAAATTGAATTCAAAACAGAAGAAGATTGCAATAATTTTGCAGAATGGATCGGATTAGATCCGAAAGATGAAAACATTCCATGGATGGCTCGAATTGAAGCTTGTTGTAACATCATGATGGATAATTTATATCCTGATCAAGAAGATACAAGACAATGGAGGCTTGATAATGTTGGCGCCAAATGGATGTATTTTGATGATGTTGATCGATCAACAGATTCGAGCATAATTATTAACATGACATCTGCGTGGGACTTCCCCGAAGGATTATTCTTTAGATTATCTGATTTCCTTCGAGAACGTTATCAAGGAGTTACAATGCAAGTTACATTTGAAGATGAAGGATACAATTTCATTGGAGCAGCTGCATCTAATCAAGAATTTCGAGATGTTGAATATCATCATCCAGACTTTGATGAGTTAGATGAATACAAAGATGATGAGGATAATTGGACCGACGAATACTATGAAGAAATGGATAGTCGTAGGCAAATGGTGCTTGATGAAGTTTTATCATTTATTCAACAAGATTTATCAGAATAAACAATAAGTTACGAATATAGCTCGGCAGAAATGTCGAGCTTTTTTTGTGTTCTTGAATTATTTTTCTTATATTAATAGTATGAAAGCTGGACAATATGTAGCACCTATCTATCGTTTATCATTACGAGACCCAGATACGGTGCCTAGAAAAATATCTTATTCACAATGGTCAATGTATGAACGATGTCCATTATCTTGGAAACTTGCCTACATTGATGGTCTAGCTCCATTCCAAGCATCTATTGACACAACGTTTGGTACTGCCTTTCACGAGACATTTCAATACTTCCTTACGGTAATGTACAACGAATCTGTAAAAAAAGCAGAGAATTTAGATTTTCGTAGCATATTGCAAAACAAGCTTCGCGAAGAATATGTTAAGTGCGTAACAGAAATGGGCGGAGAACATTTTTCTAATCCATTGCAATTAGCA